TCAATGTACTGCCACAGCATTTCCTGCCGGGCCACCACGGTTCATCTGATTGAAACCGGCGATTGCCACTGCGACAAAATCATCAGCGTCTCTCACCAGTCGCTCCCGCGTCTCCACCAGCTCCCGAAAATAAGCTGAACTGTGGCTGCGCATTCTGGCCACCAGCAAAGGTGGCATTGCCTTTTCGATCGCTGGTAACAACGCCTGAATTTTTTCAACTGCATCAGAGGTGTCTTTCTCTACCCAGCGGAAAATTTTCTGGGTATTGCGAGCCAGGGCTTCCGGATGGCTGTCGTCATACAGTTCAGGAAACGTCATACCCAACTCAAAATAAGCCTGGGTTATTCCAGCTGCTGGAACTTTTTCGCCATCAGGACGCGCCCAGGCATTCATCGCCATGCGGATGTGTTCATGCTTGATTTTCATGAATCAAGCTCCTAGAAAGTGGTTGTGTTAACGTTTTGGTATCTTCCAGCTCGGGCCAAATATTCATCCAATCAAAAGGCCTTAGTTGCTGACGTGTAACTTCACCATTACTGGCTCGCTCAATAAGGACACATAACGATGCCCCTAACACTTGACCTTTACTCAATGCCTTTCTTAGATAACCGATGCTGGTACCACACTCGCATGCAAACATACGCTGTTCATCTGACGAAAGAGAATTGAGAAATATTCTTAATTCTTCCATAGCTACTCCTTAGTAAACACAGCAAAGAATACCTACAGGTAAACAAAAGTCAATACCCACAGGTTGTTTACCTTGCAGTAATCGCATCTATTATTTACCTATGGACAAATATGAATTTAGACGACAGCAACTCATCAAAATTCGTGATGAGAAATGCGATGGTAAAGCGGTTAACGTGGCCAGAAAGATCGGGCGCGAGCCTTCTTATGTATCAAGAATGTTGTACCCAGAGGGGAAAAAGGGAAAAAAACGGATCGCTGATGATATGGTGGAGATTATCGAAGAGTCCTTTGGGTTACCCCGGGGATGGATGGATGGTATCGTTTCATCATCAACGAACACAGCCTCCAGTTATGAAACAAGGGTTCTAACGCCACGACAACGTATTTTTTTAGATCTCTTAGACGAACTGCCAGAAAGTGAAGCGGATAAATTATTAAAAACTCTTGAAGAGAAAAAACAGTATTACAATATGATCTACGAAGAAATCCGTAAAAAGAAAGCACAAAACGCATCATAGCTCACCAAACAACTAGTCACCAGTTAAGACACCGCAAAAAGTTACCCATGGGTATTTACTTTTTAAATACCTATGGGTATCCTTCTTTTCATACCAACCCACCCCGCCCCACAGAATGCAGGGCAATACTTTGAGTTACCAGGCAGTGGTCAGGGGTTAAGTAGCCAGCCCGAGGCGTAAGAACATGACGGCAGGGTTCAACTTTAACTATGCAGCAGGTTTTTGTTCCGCTACCCCGGCGTTAAGGGGAAATGAGGTCAACATGGATACTATCGATCTTGGCAACAACGAATCTCTGGTATACGGCGTGTTTCCCAACCAGGACGGAACGTTCACCGCGATGACGTATACCAAAAGCAAAACGTTTAAAACCGAATCTGGCGCGCGTCGTTGGTTGGTAAGACATTCAGGTGAATAAAATGAACGAAACAGAATTAAAACACGTTATCGCTCTGCTTCTGGAGGATGCAAAACGCCTCCAGCAACTGGAACCAAATGCAGGCACTGAAGCCCGCATCTGGCTGGCATTGTACGCTATTGAGTCAGGTCGTGATGATGAAGGTTAAGCATCATCTAAGTTTTTTACATAGCGCCCATTAGATTCGGTAACAAGAACACCGGGATTTTTCTTAACTTTTGAGGCCACTGATTCAGCAAGGTCAGCAACAGATTCTTTGTCTTCATTCTTGCTTGAATATATATATTCGGCATTAGGAAGACGGTAGGTGTTCCCTAAAGAGGTTGTAATCGTTCTGGAGAATCCCTTTGCTTCCATTCGTTCATGAAGCTTATCGTAATCAGCGGAACTGGAATCGCGAAGTTCGATCCTGACTGTAAATTTTGCCATTTTATCCTCCATTTAGGTTCTGGGTTAGAAATGGAGACCAATACGGGGCTACGTGTGGTCGTGCGCCGGACACGGATAAGAATCCGGCACTGACAGTTTACTGAAAGGATATTTCCCTGAAAAGTCAGGGCATAACACGAAAGCGTACGGCGAAGGCCTTCACCTATGAGGCTTGTCGTTAATTTCTTCGACCGTGCGCTTCCGGTTGTGGCACTCCGCGAAATGGCGCGGCGGTAAGTATGGCGGGGTTATTCCTTCCCCCGTTGAGGACACCGGGTTGTCAGGTTGACCATACGCTTAAGTGACAACCCCGCCATAACTCATACTGCTATAGATATATGGGGTCTAACCGGAGGAAAAATGATAGTTCAATGCACAGACGGGAATAATAAGCTGCTCTGGTCATACGATACCGTCAGCCAGAAACACATAATGAATATGACTTTTATAAAGGACGGTACTCAACAAAAAATCATTACCGCCCTTGCAAGTGCATTAACTCAGGCGACAAGCCAAATTCTGCTATCTGATAACGTTAATGGAGTATCTGATATTGGCTCGATGACCGGGAGGGAGTGCTAATACAACATTCCAGTAACCCGAGTGGGGCACGGTAATATTGGCAGGGAATCGTTCATAGAAACCGCCGTAATAGGTAAAACGCCCGCCCCGCTTGAAAGCCTGGTAATTTGAATCATCCATTAATAAAACATTAATCTGGTGTGAACATTGAACCCTGACAAGGTCACCATCATTCATGTGTTCACGACTATGTATATGGGACATAAACACTCCTTTTTACTGTGGAAAGCTAAATCATATCACGGTCTATGAAGTAAAAAGTGAATTTCGTGATGCGGTGAATGCGGCTCAGCGCACGCAGAACAGTTAAAAACACAAGTGTTATGGGTGAATCATCCGGCGTTAATTGTTAACTGGTTAATGTCACCTGGAGGCACCAGGCACCGCATCACAAAGTTCACTTAGGTGATGAAAGGTAGAGAAAATGTTGAATGTAGCTATTGAAAACCAGAACGGGTGGAATTATAGTGCACCTGCACCTCATAAAACGGGTGCCGGGCGTGGAAACCCGAAATCATTCACGGCGCATAACCGCGCTCAGGCGGTTTTTTTATGCGTTAAGCACAGCCACATTCGCATTATGGTGGGGCGTGCAGGGCAGCCGCAAGGCTGGCCGGGTTCCGTGATGACCGGTATTTCCACCCCTGTACGTCTCACCACCCTTATGGTCGTGGAAAACCTCGGTGGTGAGTTAATCAAATTCATCGCGGAGGCTGCCATCATGGCTACTATCCTTACCCTTTCTCACCCTGACGTAACCATCGAAAATGGTCGCGCTGTCACTACGTCTGTTGCGATCGCCGAGTTCTTTGGCAAACGCCACGAACGAGTGTTGGATAAAATTCGCAATCTGGACTGTTCAGCAAAATTCACTGAGCACAATTTTGTGTCGAGCGAATACACCGACTCAACCGGGCGCAAACTCCCAATGTACCAAATCACCAAAAACGGCTTCGTTTTCCTGGTGATGGGCTTCACTGGCAAAAAAGCCGCTGCATTTAAAGAGGCATACATTGCTGAGTTCGACCGCATGGAAGCAGAACTGCGCCAGAATAACGCCCCGTCTCCCGACAAAATGATTCACGGGGACGGACGCACCCTGGTTATCCGTCTCGACGAACACGGCAATATCAAATTCACTGAAACCGTTCCTGACGGCGCAATGGTCTGCACCCTGGATACCTTCCGGTTTTATCTGGAGAAACAAGGATGGACTCTTGTAAACCGGAGCGCAATTAAAAATATGACTGTGGAGCAATTGCTAAAAATTCATTGTTGAGGACGCGATAATGGAAACGTCACTACCAAACGTTAATACGTCTGACGGGTGCTTTAATATTGGTGTTCTGCTCAGTAACAGGGATTTCACCGAGGATGCAATCAATATGAGAAAATATGAACCCTACCTGCTGAATGACAATTCCATACTCTCCAGAATTGCCCTTCTTAAACTCGGTATTTTCGGAGAGTGGCGATGAACACATTATTCGTACTCATTCTGACTGTACATCTCAATACTGGTGAGTCGCTTGATGCAATCACCGGCATGTACAACTCAATGAAAGAATGCATGGCTGCCGCAGCGGAACAGAAAATTCCCGGCAACTGTTATCCGGACGATAAAGTTATTCACATGGACAATAACGAAATCCCGGCAGGATTAAAAACAGCGCCGTAATTAATATCCAGTTTCATTTTTATATGCCAGCAATGGCAGGGATTTGTTCACCCTTAAATCTGTAATGAGGTAAAACAAAATGAGTAAAGTCTTTATTTGCGCCGCCATTCCGGACGAACAGGCAATAAAGGAAGAAGGTGCCGTCGCTGTAGCCACTGCCATTGAAGCCGGTGATGAACGTCGCGCCCGCGCAAAATTTCACTGGCAATTCCTGGAACATTATCCGGCTGCTCAGGACTGCGCTTATAAATTTCTTGTCTGCGAGGATAAACCCGGTATACCCCGCCCTGCCCTCGATTCCTGGGATGCTGAATATATGCAGGAAAACCGCTGGGATGAGGAGTCTGCTTCCTTTGTCCCGATTGAGACTGAATCCGATCCGATGAACGTCACTTTTGACAAGCTGGCCCCTGAAGTACAGAACGCTGTCATGGTTAAGTTCGACACATGTGAAAACATCACCGTTGATATGGTTATTAGCGCACAGGAATTGTTGCAGGAAGACATGGCAACATTCGACGGACATATCGTTGAAGCGTTGATGAAAATGCCAGATGTTAACGCCATGTATCCGGAGCTTAAGCTGCATGCCATCGGGTGGGTTAAGCATAAATGTAAGCCTGGTGCCAAATGGCCCGAAATTCAGGCAGAGATGCGCATCTGGAAAAAACGTCGCGAAGGTGAACGCAAGGAAACCGGAAAATACACGTCTGTTGTTGATCTCGCCCGCGCCAGAACCAATCAACAGCACAGTGAAAATTCAACAGGAAAAATCAGCCCGGTCATTGCTGCCATTCATCGCGAATACAAGCAGACATGGAAAACACTGGATGACGAACTGGCCTACGCTCTCTGGCCTGGTGATGTGGATGCCGGAAACATTGACGGCAGCATCCATCGCTGGGCAAAAAATGAAGTTATCGACAACGACCGCGAAGACTGGAAGCGTATCTCGGCATCAATGCGCAAACAGCCTGATGCCCTTCGCTACGACCGCCAGACTATTTTTGGCCTTGTCCGTGAACGTCCGATCGACATTCACAAAGACCCTGTGGCACTGAACAAATACATTACTGAATACCTGACTACAAAGGGCGTGTTTGAAGATGAAGGAAGAAATCAGAGCGCAACTGATACTCTCTCGTCGCCAGTACCAGAAACTGATGCAGTGGAAACGGCAATTCCGGACAACGAAAAAACCGAATGCAAAGTGGAAGTCGAACCATCTGTAGAGCGTGAGGGGCCGTTCTACTTCCTCTTCACCGACAAGGATGGCGAAAAATACGGTCGCGCAAACAAACTTTCTGGTCTGGATAAGGCGCTGGCTGCCGGGGCTACTGAAATCACGAAAGAAGAATATTTCGCCCACAAAAACGGTACATACTCAGGTTCACAACAAAATACTGGTGCATCTGACACGACCGCACAACCAGGGCCGGTAAAAGTTACCGCTGACGAAGTAAACAAAATTATGCAGGCAGCCAATATCAGCCAGCCTGACGCCGATAAGTTGCTTGCTGCCTCTCGCGGAGAATTTGTTGCAGGGATTAGCGACCCGAATGATCCGAAATGGGTTAAGGGGATCCAGACCCGCGATTCTGTAAACCAGAACCAGCATGAATCGGAACGGAACTACCAAAAAGCGGAACAAAACAGCCCAAATGCGTTACAAAACGAGCCAGAAACGAAACAGCCTGAACCAGTGGCGCAACAGGAAGTGGAAAAAGTCTGCACCGCCTGCGGTCAGACCGGCGGCGGCAATTGCCCTGATTGTGGCGCGGTGATGGGCGACGCAACATACCAGGAAACATTCGATGAAGAGTATCAGGTTGAAGTTCAGGAAGATGATCCGGAGGAAATGGAAGGCGCTGAACATCCACACAAGGAGAACACTGGCGGCAATCAGCATCACGCCAGCGATAATGAAACTGGCGAGACGGCAGATCACTCAATTAAGGTGAACGGTCATCACGTAATCACATCCACCAGCAGGACGTGTGACCATCTAATGATAGACCTTGAAACCATGGGAAAAAATCCTGATGCCCCGATCATCTCAATAGGTGCAATATTTTTCGATCCGCAAACCGGAGATATGGGACCGGAATTTAGTAAGACTATCGATCTGGAAACTGCTGGCGGAGTCATTGATCGGGACACCATTAAATGGTGGCTTAAGCAATCACGCGAAGCGCAATCTGCCATTATGACCGATGAAATCCCGTTAGATGATGCACTGTTACAATTGCGGGAATTTATCGACGAAAACTCCGGTGAATTTTTTGTTCAGGTCTGGGGAAATGGAGCCAACTTCGACAACACGATTTTGCGCCGTTCATACGAACGGCAGGGGATCCCCTGCCCGTGGCGTTACTACAACGATCGCGATGTACGCACAATCGTTGAGCTGGGGAAAGCCATAGACTTCGATGCCAGAACGGCTATTCCATTCGAAGGTGAGCGCCATAATGCACTTGATGACGCCCGTTACCAGGCAAAATACGTTTCAGTTATCTGGCAAAAACTGATCCCGAGTCAGGCTGATTTTTAATGTTCAACCCCGGTCGTTGCCCACCAGCTATAGTGGCGGCGACCATGATTAGCGAACGACGCCCATGGCAAGACTTATTCTGCTCACTGAGTGGGCAAAAGAGGAATTCAGTGAACCGGTCCCTACTCCGAGTACGTTAAGTAAATACGCTAAAGCCGGAATGATATTTCCTCTCCCCAAAAAAGTTGGAAGACGCTGGCGAGTGGATCCGCAAGCTCGCTTTGTCGGAATGGTAAACAAGCCGGAGGTGATCGCCACAGATCACCCTGCTTTGAAGAGGATACTGGAAGATGGCGCGCCCGCGAAAATATAAAACCGATGTTCCGGGATTATCTCCGTATTTTGACAAAAGAAATAACAAAGTTTACTGGCGTTACAGGCATCCCATAACAGGCAAAAATCACGGTCTCGGCAGTATTGACCAGAAACTGGCAGAAACTATTGCAGCAGAAGCGAACAGCCGTCTTGCCCGGCAGCAAATGGAACAAATGCTCAGTCTGCAGGAGAAAATTATTAATGATACCGGCGGTTCATCAACCGTTTCCATTTTTCTGAATAATTACAGAAAAATTCAACAGGAAAGATATGAAAACGGAGAAATCAAACTCAACACGCTGAAACAGAAAGCGGCCCCTCTCAGGGTTTTTGATGAACGTTTTGGCACCAGACCGTTAGATGCCATAACCGTAAAGGATGTGGTATCGGTGCTGGAAGAGTACAAGTCCAGAGGACATAACAGAATGGGACAAATTTTCAGGAAGGTACTGATCGATGTTTTCCGGGAGGCTCAGCAAACGGGCGATGTCCCGCCAGGCTTTAACCCTGCAGAATCGGCAAAAAAACCACAGGTGCGGATATCAAGACAGCGACTGACTTTTGATGAGTGGACGATGATTTATAACGCAGCGGAAAAGGATGGTTACTTTTTACAGCGCGGTATGCTGCTGGCACTGATGACAGGCCAGCGCCTTTCAGATATTTGCAAAATGCAATTTTCGGATATCCGGGATGGTTATCTTCATGTCGAACAGCAAAAAACAGGAACCCGGATTGCCATCCCTCTGGCTCTGCGTTGCGATAAATTAAATCTCACCCTGGATGATGTGGTGTCATCCTGTCGCGATTGCGTTCTTAGTCCGTGGCTATTGCACCATCATCACGCGAAAGGGACAGCTAAGCGCGGCGGGATGGTTAAGCCAGCAACGTTAACCGTTGCATTTAAAAAAGCGCGGGATTCTGTGGATTACAACTGGCGTGCTAATGGCACCCCACCCTCTTTCCATGAGCAGAGATCTTTATCAGAGCGATTGTTCAGAGAGCAGGGAATTGATACCCAAATTTTGCTGGGTCATTCGAATCAAAAAATGACCGATATTTACAACGATGCACGCGGCAAGGAGTGGAAAAAACTGGTCATTTGA